CTCCTTCATTCAAAGAAAGGGGACCGCATTCCGCAGCCCCCTTTGATACATTACGGCGATACAGGCGTGATGGTGGGCTTGCCGTTCAGCCGCAGTGTACAGCCGAAAGCGTTCACGTCCAGGGTCTGGCCGCCAAAGCTGGTCACGTTGGCAATTACCGCGTCACAAGTGATCACGTTGCCCTCAGCGGTGATCTTGACGCTGGTCACGCGGTCAGGGCCAAGAGCGAACTGCTTGGAAGCGATGTAGTCCTGGGCCGCATCCCCCACGATGCGCCTGCCGTTCACGGTGATTTCAGGGGCGCCGCCAGTAGTTTCGTTGTGCGCGAAGCCCTCGCCGCACAGGAAGAAATACTGCTGAATCTGCTCGTTGGGCGTGAAGGTCATTTCGGTAATGCCCTTGCACAGCTTGGAGTAAGTCCAGGTATCCCCGGTTTTGGAGGTGCCGATTTCGATTTGGTTTGCCCATACAGGATTCATAATTTAATCTCCTTTCCAGAAAAATTTAACCGACAGCGCGGAGGCCATCAGCCAAACATTGTTCTGTTCCCGGTCTACAATGTCGGGGAGCGTCTGGGTTGTAATGTCCACGATCTGCCAGCGCTCCCCGGCGGGGTATTGTTTTGCCCGCGTCAGCGCGGAGTGGATGGTGTTCAGCGCGTCGGAGAGCGTTTCCAAATTCGCGTGTTTCCCGTTGATGGTTACATCAAGGGGAATGTAAGTGTTTTTGTCCAGGTACGTTTCCAGCGGTGTGCTGGGGCCGATTTCGCAGGTGATGCCATGCCCGGTCGGCAGCGCTCCGCGCGTTACCGTGGCGAAAGGTTGTGTTGCGTTCATCAGCCCGATAACCGCTTCCAATACCTCATTGATAACGCTTGTCATAGGTTCATCTCCAATGCGCGCTGCGCTTGCTTCTTCCACTGTTCAAGGTGCTTCCGCTTCGCAACCTCGCACCATTTCCAGCTTGCGTTCGGGTTTACATCCTTGTATGCCGTGCGGATTGCCCAGTATTGACGGCGGGCATATGGCGTTTGCCAAATCAGCTTTCCTTCTTGCGGCCTGGAATGCACATGGGATGATGCTATCAGCGTCCCCGTATCTTCCTTGCAATACTGGTTGCAATCGTTCAGGATTTCTTCCGAAAGCTGCGGCAATCCAGCCTTGAAGGCGTTTTCCACCTTCGCCACAACCGCTGTCTTATTGATATTGATTTTTACAGGCATACGCTCACCCCATCAATAAAGGCTGATTTCCCAATGGTGGGGCCTGTCCGTGTCATCGCGCAACAGGTCAGCCATGGCAACGGTGTATTCAAACCCGCGCACAATCACCCGCATATCCCCGCCCAGTTCGTGGGCGCTATGCAGCAGCGCCGCCCAATTGAGATTTGGGGTGGAGTGCCGAACGTCCACAAACAGGATGGAAGAAAGCTGCTGGTCGGTGTTCGTCTTGGTTTTCACAATGCGCTCGGTGGGCTGCAAATGTACCCGTTTCACCGTGTATTCATCATACGTTTGGTTCTGGTACATGTCCGTTCCGTTGCACACCTTCACCGTTGCGGTGCTTCTCAGGATACGCGACGGGATAGGTTTCAGCATACGAATCCCCCCACAACAGGCACGCCGGGATATAGCAAGCCGCTTTGTTCCAGATACATCAGCACCATGGGAGAGATGTTCCCGCTCATCGCGCCTTTCTTGATGGTATCCATAACGTTCTTGCTGTTCACGCTGACTTTGCCGACGGTGAAGCCTCGATCAGTGCCGCCCGCGACACTATCCAGCCCGTTCACAGCGAAGAAATCCACCTGGGCGCATACGGCTTTTTTATACAGCGTCAGTTGAAACGCTGTCATGGTTTCCGGGGTTTTCCACCGAACCATCGCGCCGATCACGTCACCAGCGCGGGCGCACAGCGCCGGGAAGGAGGCTTCGTCGGCCTCCTGTCCCATGTAGACGGTGGAATAGTATTCGTAGTCTACACACGCGCTCATGCTGTTACTCCTTAGGTTTTCGCCACGACGGTGGTATTACCGGCGGCCAGCGGCAGACCAGAGCCGACGGCGACCAGCGCCACGGTGATCTTATAACCGTTGGTTGTGCTGATCAGGCCGTCAGCGGGCAAGTCATCCCAGCCGTCTGCGGGTTTCAGCGCGGTACCGAAGGCCACGGCGGGCGCGGTGCCGCTGGCGGCTTTCCATACCAGCTTCACGCCATCACCGGCGGCGGCGCTTACGGCGATCACGGAATCACCGGCGGTAACGGTGCCCGCAGCGCTGGTCACGGTCAGCGCGGCCAGGGTGGTATCCATATTCACCAGTACGCCGTCGGCCTTCTGGTCATAGGTCCACATGCCGTGATAGATGCTGAACATGATCTTCCAGAATTCGCCTTCCTGGTTCATGTCGGGGTCGATGACCTTGGTGATCTGAGGACGGGCGACGGCGTTCACGGCGGGCCGGGCGGCAATGATCCAGTTGACACCGGGACCCAGGTCGGTGAATACCACGCCGCCGACGGTCTGGCCTGCGGTGCGGCCATCGTTCACCTTGACCACGCTGTTCATGTAGCTGGTGGGCGTGCCGATCAAATACTGATCGTTCAGGGCTTCGATGCGCATGGTGGCGCTGCGGATGGAGAAATCACGGATATTCAGATACCGGGTGATCTCCTTGCTCTGCTGAAGCAGGTTCTTGACCTGCGTGCCGATCTGGATATAGAGCTGCTCGTCTTCGCCGATCTTATCCTGCAATTTGGCGATATCATCCAGCAGCAGGCCGAGAACGTTGTCCTTGGTGATGCCAGAGGAAGCCTGGGCGGTGACGCTGGTCATGCCGTAACCAAGCGCGCCCTGGGCCAGGCGGGCAATGCGCAGGCGGTCCACTTCGGGAATCACATGCTGGCGCAGCTGCACGCGCAGGGCGTTGCTCACGGTCAGGGCGAAGTTGGTCATGTCCACTTCGTAACGGCCGATAGCCAGATTGCGGCCACGATACCACTGGAGCACCTTGGTTTCCCAGTCCAGGGTCAGACCGCCGTCGGGAGCTTTATAGCCCTGCATGTCACCCAGGCCGTCCATTTCCAGATAGGGGATTTTGATTTCCTTGCCGCCCTCCCACTGGATGCTGGGATCGGTGTTCTCCATCCACAGTGTGCGGGGCATGATGTAGAATTTTTCATCCAGGATGCGGTTGAAAATAGCCGCATAGTTGATATTGTTGTTGAAAGCCATGCTTTTACGCTCCTTTCGTTATTTCCAGGCGTCGGAAAGCTGTTTGAACAGCTTGTCTTCCTCGCTGGTGGGGTTCGTGCCGGAGTGCCCCGGCTGCTGGGAATACTGCGGGGTGTTCTTCGCCTGTTGCCCGTTGTTCTGCGCCGGGTTGAAATACTCGCCCCATTGGCTTTCGATCTGGGCCATCTGTTCAGATACAGGCTTCGCGCCTTCCTTGCGGTCAATCATGCCGTAAACCGTCTCGAAAAACTTATCCTTCACGCGCTTGTAATCCTCAGTGCCTCGGGCCTGTTGCATGGCCTTGTAATCGCTGAACTGGCCCTGCAGCGCCTTGTATTCTTCGCTTTCCTTGGGATCGGGGTGCGTGATGGATTTTTCCCATTCGGCTTTGGCATTGGCAAGCGCTGTTTCCTGGGCCTGGGCTGCCGCGCCCTTGGCGATATACCCATCATCAAGCGCACGCCCGTACAGGCCGAAAACCTGTTCCGTCCGCTGCTCGGGGGTAAGACCCTCATTGTTCATGATGTCGTTCAGCGCTTTCCTGGTGAAAATGTTGCTCATACTCCTCCTTTATGCGGCCTGATAGAGTGATAGGCCGATGCGTGTTTTACGCCCCGCCGGGCGTGATGGTATTAAAAAAACAGGCCGCAAATTTTAATTGCAGTCTGTTTCTTTAAGCGTAATAGGATGCGGCGTACATCACTGTTCACCATGTTCTTCCGGTTCGGGTTCGGGTTCAGGCTGCGGTGTCATGTCCGGGAACGATCCGTAGGCTTTCCGGGCAAGCTGCACGCCGTCCCAGCGTTCCAGTGTTACAGCCCAGCCAGCGCGGTTCGGGTTATTGGCGGTCGTGAGATCACGCACAGCAGCCGCATAGTCAGCCTGCGCCACAATCAGCGCGGTGTCGGGGTTGCCGTTGGGGTTGGCTTCGGTGCGCTCGTAGGTGCGGGAATCGTAGTTCTTGGGGTATCCGTCCACCGTGGTCATGATTCCTTCGGGATGGGATTCGGATACGACGGCCTGTGTTGCGTTGACGGTAAAGATGTTTCTCATGATTTTAAATCCTTTCTTTTTTAAGTTTGCTACTTGGTTAATCTATAAACGTCTATTATCGTACCAGATGTTGCATACATAGATCGGTTCCCCATCCCTAAATTTGACCAATCTTGTCGCACACTAATTGCAGCTACTGCATTGCTTGTATTTTTTGTCCAAACGATCATATTTGCACTATATGTCGGTTGTGTATTATTTCTAAATAATGCAACAACAACATAACTATCCAAATCATTATCATTT